AGGCGATAAAGTGGACAGTGTCCCGGCCGATCCTGCTAAGGGTCAGATGGGATATGACCGCTACGAGGTAGTACTCAACAAGTAATGCCCACGTGGGTAGGTAGGTCTCTAGGAAACTAGGGGTCTGCCTGCCCACCCCCACCCCCCATAGGGGGTAATACCCATCCTGTACATGTGTGTATTTGTGTTACATACCACCCTCAATATATGTGAACAAAAATAATAAAGCAACTGTGTATGTGTGTGGCCGCTTCGAGGCGGCTCTAGGGATGTCTTGTTAGCTCCCCCCACGGTTCGCTCCTTCTAGAGCAGGTCGCCGTAGCCAAGTATTTAGCCGACACCTTGATTTGAGATTACGTTTCTCACGCCGCTCCTCTACATGACATAGAGGTCTACCCGCGTTCCCGCGTGTGAATGACCCGCCCCGAGCGAATGGGGTACGTCCGTGCTACTTGCCGATTGTGGCTACATGTTACACCCCATGGTGTACAGTTGACAACATGCGAGATATAAATTTTTCTGGAAACTTGGGAGAGTTCAAAGACTCGATCGGCATGAATCAACCAAAGCGTGGCCGTAAAGCAGATGGCATGCGCAAGACCGCAGAAGCTCTCATGGAAGCAAAGATTGGAATCAGAGAGATCAACGCCTTTGAAAAAGAACTTCCACCTGGATCACCGCTTAATCCTCGGATTGCTAAGCGTCGTGAGCAGTACAGAGCGTTTGTTAAGAAGAACGACAAGACTGTTTAAATAATGGCCCGCAAGCCCAAGGACATATGGGGACTACCTTTCCCTAGTGCACAAGACGTTGTAAGTTTTATGAACAACGCCGTCAACCAAGGGCGTACTGCTGCAGGAGATAAAGCTGCTGTCCTTCCAGGAGACAAAGGTGTTCGCAATCTGGGCCGGGGTATCTCAACAACCAACGATTTTCTAAACCCATACGCCAATACCACCAAGCAGTTACTGGGTATGGCTGCCGGTAACCCTGGAGCTGAAGCCAAGTTTGCTAAGTCCCTGGCTCGTGACGTTGCTGTCACCGGAGCTGCCGTTGGTCTTGGTGCTGTAGCTGGTAAAGCAATCACCGCAGCTGGCAAGACTTCAATTGCACAAAGGATTGGCAATGCCGCAAGAGGAGAGACCGTTGTTGTGCACGGCTCTCCGATTCCTGGAATCAAAACTATCGAGCCACGTACAGCATGGCAAAACGATGAACTTGGACCACAGGTATGGTCGATGAGGCCAACAAAAACAGCTACTGTAAAAGATGTGGTGGAAACAACTTACCCATATGCAAATAAAGGAAGAGCCATGGGTGGTCAAATATACGTTGCAAAAGTTCCCACCAAAGCAACAAACATGAATCCGGTTATCAAAAAACAAGAAATGTCCACTGTTGAAAAGTTTAGGTTTGAGAACTATGGAATTAAACCAACTCCGCGACCAAAGATTAAACCGAACAAAGAATGGTTGATTAGGTCTTCTGAACCCGGCAAGGTGGTTTCCGAAATCTCAACCGAAGGTAAGTCAATGCAAGAACTTACAGAGATTTTAAAGAAGGAACTTAAGGCCGTAGGTGTTAAGGTTGAGCCAAACAAAGTACAGAAGTTATTGAGCAAAGCTGAAGCCGCAAAGATGGCGCGACGCACTAAGATCAATAACAAAAATACCGTAGTTTAAGGAACCAATGTCAAAAGGTAGACGGGCAATATCGCCCGAGGACAGGGCTTTGTTCTGGCAATCCCTGCAATCAGGTGTATCAACCAAAGAAGCTGCTCGAATTGCTGGCATCTCGTACAACTCTGCTGTTAAGTGGCGAGCTAAAGCCAAAGAGACAGAAGCTCGTATTGAAATGGAGAACCTTACCCTTGCTAAGCCGGGTGGTGGTCGTGGCAAGGTGGAAAAAGACCGTGTCGAGATGGTCAACATGCCTCCAGTTATCCCAGCTGGTCGTTTGTGTGATCGCGCGCAGCGTGCATTAGAGGACTTTGACTACTTCCGCCGCGTGTATCTTGGACGTGTTCCGGCACCATGGCAGGTAGATGCTGCATACAAGATCGTTGCCATGCTTGAACACCCAGAGAAACAGTTCATGGTGCTCAATTGTCCTCCTGGTGCTGGCAAGTCAACCCTTTTCCACGATGTGGCTGTGTGGTGTATAGTCCGTAACCGTTCCATCCGTGTGATGATCGGATCTATCAGTCAGACTCTGGCAAAGATGTACTCGCGCCGTATCCGTGAAACGCTAGAACGCACTCAACCATTGCAACCAGACCCCGAAATGGTGGCTCGTGGTTTAGCATTGAATGCAGAAGCATGTCTTTCAGTTGACTATGGGCGCTTTCGTCCTAATCACGTGGGAGCATTATGGCGAGCAGAGGAGTTTGTAGTTGAACAATTGGGTACTGGCGGCTTGGATAACAAGGAACCAACCGTTTCTGCATACGGTATTGAATCTGAGTTTATTGGGCACCGTGCTGATCTGTGCCTTTTCGACGACGTAGCCTCACCAGAGAACTCAAAGGAATCAGTAGCTCGTGACAAACTCATCGAACGATGGGACTCCATGGCGGAAGCCCGCGTCGACCCGGGCGGGATGCTGGCAGTTATCGGACAAAGACTTGGACCTGGAGACCTTTACGCTCATTGCTTATCTAAGGTGTCGTACGAGGTGGATGAGTATGACGGCGAAGACATTACCGACATATCAGAAGAAATCGAACCAGTCAAAAGCTACAAGTACCACCACCTCATCTACAAAGCGTATTACGAAGAACTAGATAGCGGCCCAGCTTCGCGCAAGCAAACAGCTCCGGCATGGCCAGAGGGTCCATTGCTTGAGCCATTCCGTCTTTCTTGGAAGGACTTGTCGTACGTTAAGCACAGCTCACCATCCAAGTTCGAGGTTGTCTACCAGCAAAAGGACATGGCTGAAGACCATTACTTGATTAACCGAGTGTGGGCAACTGGCGGTATTGGTCCAGATGGAGTTGATTACCCAGGATGCATCGACAACGACAGACAACCAGGCTGGATCCCAGAAGGTTTAACCCCACCAATCATCTCTATTGCTAGCGTTGACCCATCACCAACAATGTTCTGGGCTATTCAATGGTGGTTATACCAACCAGAAACTAACCTTCGTTATTTGATTGACGTAGAACGAATCAAACTTACTGCCGAGGATCTCCTTGGGTACGACACCGGAAGCAGGGAGTTCGGTGGAATCATGGAAGAGTGGCAGAATAGGTCCTGGGAATACGGCTATCCAATCTCCCATTGGGTCGTAGAGATTAACGCTGCTCAAAGATTCCTCCTAGCTCATGACTTTGTGCGCAAGTGGCAAGCGCTACATGGTGTAAACGTAATTCCACACACTACCGCACGAAACAAGTTCGACGAGAACCTAGGTGTCGAGGCGCTACTTCCTCCGTTGTGGAGAACAGGACAGGTTCGAATCCCTACAATGCGTGGCAACTGGAAGACTCTGGCCTTTGTGGATGAGATGTGTTCATGGACACGAGACAAAAAGAACGGAACCGACTTGGTTATGGCGCATTGGTTCGCAGAACTTCACGTTCCTCAGTTGCGTCAGCCACCACCACCACCTAGACAATGGAGACCATCCTGGATTTATTAGTCTGTGGTACTTTAGATGTAGCGCAAACCCGGAGAAAATATGGCATCCTCTAAGAAAAACAAAACACAACAGGACAAGGCTCTTGCCGCCAAGCGTGTTCAATTTGTAAAATCCAAACCAGAGCTAGACCCAGCAGAAGCTCGTAAACGTTTTTTTGTACAGACTCGCGCGTCTGAACTGCAGGCAAAAGGTGTAGAGGTAAACAAGGAAAAACGCCAGCAGCTTCGTCAGAAGTTTGTGACTGGTGGTGTGCAGCGCCAGGGATTCTATACCCCTGGTGACTTGCAGCGCATTGCTGCAGCTAAAGCAGGTAGAGGTAGTTCAACTGCTAGTTCAACTGGTGGATTAAGCAACGTCCCATCCGGAACATCATCACAACGACCACAAGATCTTGCTGATTACAAGAACACGGTGTATAGCAACCTAGCAAAAGAAAACACAGCTCGTCGTCCCGTAGCACCAAAGGCTACAAGCAATAAAGGTTTTGATAAAACATCACTTAACCCTATGGAGTTCTTTAAGAGTCCGTTGGCTAAAGGTGTTGCTGGTTTTACCAAGGGAGCATACAAAGCAGTTGAGGGTAGTGCTGAATCTTTTAATGCCACGTTTATTAACCCAACAGTAAACCTTGCTGGCAGAGTTATTGGCAAGAATCCAAACCTTCGTCAAGCTGGCAAACAGGAAGCTGCAATAAACACTTTGGGCTTAGTTGCTGACATAGTAACAGTTGGAGCTAGCAGGGCGTACACCACAACGGCACTTACTACTAGCAAGACAAAATTGTTCCAGGTTGATCCTTCGGTTCGACTTGGGCCAACCTCGGTGAAGATTCCATCATCAAAGCCGGGAGCAATCAGCACCGCAGCAAACAAAATTAAATCAAAGATTTCTGCTGCTGGAAAAAGTCAGGTTCAGGGAACGGACGATTATGCATCTACCGCCCTTTCTAACCTTGGTAAAGGTGGAAAGAGTGGCACAGTTGATTTGATGACTGGTAAATATCAGCCATTGAAAAACGCTAAAGGACAAGCTATTGGACCTAAATCAAAGTCGTTTCCAAAAGGACTTGATGAAACACCATCTTTTTTGAAGACATCAAAAGCACCAAAACCTTCTGGGTCAAAAGTTACAGGAGTAGACGAATACGTAGCCGACGCTGTTCAGCGTGTTGGAAAAGGTAAGAAGGCTGGATCTGTAGATCTTGTAACTGGAAAATACAATCCACCATCTTATTCAAAGATGAAAGATATTGATATTGATCTTAAGTTTGGCAATGCAGCACAAAAATCAAATGCAAAAAAAGCAGCAGCCAAACTTGATCCAAAGCCAAAAGCTTCTGCACCAAAACCAAAGCCAGCTGCAAAGACAAAAGCGGCACCAAAGCCAAAGCCAGCTGCAAAGCCAAAAGCTTCTACCCCAAAGCCTGCCTCGGCAAAGAAAACAAATCTATTCCAAGACGCATACGACGATTCACCAATAGACATGAGCAATGTTGACTTCGGTTCTTTTGAAATGCGCAGCGTTCAACCGTATGGTACGGCTCGTCGCGCAACGGTAAAAAAGGCTGATGAGGTAATTCCAGTTTCTGTTAAGAAAACTCCAGCTAAAAAAACACCCGCCAAAAAACAAGCACCAAAAGTTTCTGCTCCAAAAGTTTCTGCTCCTAAAGCCAATGCAAAGCAGGCATTTGATCAGGCCGTAAGCAAACAGGCTTCTACTCCAATAAAAAAACTTACTTTTAGCAGCCAGTCTGAGTACACCCAGTTCTTGAATACTGGAGGCAGAGAGCGTATTGCAGGTATGTCTGAAGATGTTCGCGCAGCTTTCTACAGGGTCAATGAGCAATTTGTTAAGGGAGCCACTAAAGCAAGAGAGGCTGCTAAGACTTCCCAGAAAGTTTCTGCGTCACGTTCATTGGCTACTAAGCGTAGGTACGACAACGCCAGACCAGAACTCAAAGCCCTTTTCAATCAAAAACTACTCAAGAGGCAAGAGCAAAGCATCCTGGCTAAAGTAACGAAAAAGAAGAAGTAATGCTTTCTGCTGAACAGATTGTAGAACTCTACAACCAGAGGAAAAAAGCCGCTGGTCCAGTAAGAGAACAGATGATGCGTATTCGAGATCTTGCGAACGGCGACATTGTCCTTCCCCTTAACGAGCTTGATCGCAACGCGCGCAGTTCTGTAGCCAACCTGTTTATCCAGGGACTGGAGCAGATGTCAATGCGTGTTGCATCAACGATGCCATCTCCGTTCTTCCCTCCAATTAAGGAAGGTTCAGAGCGAAGCAAAAATAACGCTAAGCAGAAGAAGCAGGCGATGCTTGCCATCTGGGATAACAATCGTATGCCAATGAAAATGCGTCGACGTGCGCGTCACTTGTTTGCCTACTCGAACTCCCCTGTAATTATCAAGCCCGACTTTCGCAAGCTGACACCAACCTGGACTGTGCGCAACCCGCTTAACACGTTTGCTGCCCCGGTAGAGGATCTTGATGATCCAGTTCCATACGACTGCATCTTTTCCTATCAGGTCACATACTCCTACCTAATGCGAACATACGGGGAGAAAGTTCTCCAGCAGTTGCGCGTAGGGAATGTTGACGCAGACCAGAAGTTCACCATGCTTGAATACGTTTCCCCCGAAGCTATTCAGATGGTGGCGATGGGTCAGACCCCAGAGTTCTACGAAGAAAGCGATTCACTCGACTACGGCGGCTACACAGCCGTGCTGCTTGAGCAGATCCCGAACCGCACCGGGTTGTCCCTTGTTGTAAACCCAGGAAGAATTACTCTTGATAAGCCACGCGGCCAGTTCGACGGAATCCTTGGAATGTATTACACGCGAGCAAGACTGCAAGCTCTGACCGAGATTGCTATTGAGCGCGGTATTTTCCCAGAAGAATATCTTGTTGCTCGTTCCGGAGAGAACCCAGAGATTATCCAGATCGCAGACGGCAAGACCGGACAGCTTGGTGTTGTTAAAGGCGGAGACATTCAGCAGTTGCAGGTTAACCCTGGATACAAGACTGACTCAGCCCTTGACCGTCTTGAGCGTCAAGAGCGTCTTGAAGGTGCAATCCCGGCAGAGTTTGGTGGAGAGTCAGGAACCAACATTCGTACTGGTCGTCGTGGTGACGCAGTTCTTTCCGCAACCGTTGACTACCGAGTGCAAGAAGCTCAGACAATCTTCGAAGCTTCAATGATTGAGGAGGACAAGATTGCTATTGCTATCGAAAAAGCTTATTGGGGTTCGTTCCAAAAGTCGTTTTATGTTCCAGGCCGTGCAGCTGCGGGTATATCTGTGTATGTTCCTGATCGGCTATGGGATAATGATTTCCATTACGTGTCTTATTCAGCTGCTGGATCGGATGTCAATGGCCTCGTCGTCGGACTCGGTCAGCGACTTGGAACAGGACTAATGTCAAAGGAATCAGCAAGAGAAGCAGACCCATTAATTGCAGACCCAGATCTTGAACACGATAGAATCATTCAAGAAGGAATCGAAGCTGCCCTACTTGCATCCATTCAGCAACAGTCGGTAGATCCCAATGGTCCTTACCAGCCAGAAGATCTTGCATACCTGACACGTTTAGTGGTGGAAAATGACGTGACACTTTACGAAGCAGTCAAGCGCACGGATCAACGAGCACGTGACAGACAGGCAGCAATGGTTCCTCCTGGATCACCAGACATGATGCCTGGACTTGCACCGCCAGGAATGGGGGCGGAAGCACAAGCACAACCAGCCCCTGCACCCGCAGGCGGCGGAGGACTAGAAGCATTACTCTCACAACTAGGAGGCTGAAATGGCAATTCGTAGCGATCTTCAAAATCCGGCAGCAAAAATTGGTAGCACCATGACACCAAAAGTTGCCCCATCAAACCAGTACGGTGAATCAGCAAAGCTAATGCGCGGACTCAAGGACGTACCAGCTAGTGCTCCTCCGACAGAACAGGTGAAACAAAGGCCACAGGGTCCACGACCTGGAGCTGTTACCGACTTGCTTGCTCCAAGTTCTTCACCAGGTGAACCAATTACCTCTGGTGCAGACTTCGGTCCAGGTATGTCTTCGTTCCAGGCTGGCATAACCATGCCAAATCCAAACAATGATGCAATCATTGAACTGCGCAACATCTCGCGCATGTTCCCTGAAAGCGGAATCTCCGACCTTCTTGACAAGTATGGAGCGTAATGTTTCGTTGGGAAGAGCGTTTAGACTTAGCCTCTCGTGATGCCGTATCGCAAAGCGCACTACAGTACTCAAACGAAAGGGCTAGACCGACATACGTGGATCCTCTCGTTACAGAGAGAATCTCGTACATTAATAACCGTGCCCCCTGGCTTGCCCCAAAGACACAAGTTGCGCTAGCCAAGTCTTACGCAAGCGATGTCGCGGTTGATCAGATAGCTGGATTTGCCAGTCGCGAGCTAGTAAACAATCCAAAGCAGGCGTACACAAACCTTATTTCCCCACCAAAAAACTACTGGGTTACACCTTCTGCCGTTCAAGCCAGAATCAATGTTGGTCAGGGAAAGAAAGACCAAGACATTAGTGCATTGGATAATCTGTATTCAGGACTGAAACAAACATCCCGCATTGCAACGTCAATTGGTATGGGAGCCATAGAGCTTTTGAGCAACACGGCGGCATTGGAGTTCGAACCGCTTGGTCCACTTAACGCTGCTATTAATCCATTTTATGGACTTGGTCGGGAAGCAGAGGGAAAGAATCAAAACCTAAAGACTGCTTTGAATTCTCTTAGTCTGTTTCAGTTGTTAACAGACTGGGACAACCAGGGCGAAGGCTTCTTCATTTCTGAAGACCAGATGTCTCGACAGGCTGAAGCGGCAAGACAGTTCCGCGGAACAATAAATGGATCTGCGTTTACTATTGGACGCGGTGCTGCAGCAGCAACCGGACTAGATGGAGACAAGTGGTACAACAACATCTCTGGATTTATTGACTTTGGAATTGCGCTCGCAATCCCGGATCCAAACAAATACATAGCCAAAGGAATCAAGGGTGGTATAGCTGGGGTCAAGGCGGTGCAAACTGCCAGCAGGGGTGGAGATTTTGTCGAAGCATTTACTGCAGCCAAGGGTATAGTTCCTTTGGTTAGCCAGGCAGATGCCGCATTGTTTTCAAAAGCATTGCGAGAAGAGGCCGGAATAACCAAAACCCTAGAGGGGAGTTCGCTTGACGTTGTTAAGTGGAATAACTTCATGGACAACAACAGGGTTGCCTTGAGCGCTGTAAAAAACATTATCAAGACAACAAGGCCAGAAGAAATACTGGAGCGATTTAGGGGCAAGATCAGTCTTGAAGATGCTGAGGCTTTTGCAAAAGCAAAGAACGCAAACGAGGTAAAAGAAGTTCTGATCAAGCAGTACGCCATTGGTCCTCGCACCCTGTCTAACAGTATCTACGATATTAATCCGACTATCACTTCTCGTCCTGGGTCTTTTATTGTTCAAAGAACCCCACTAAAGCATTCTCGATTGTTGATGAATCTGCCAGAACGAGACATCGTTATCAACGGTGACGACGCTCAGCGCAGCGCTTCTGTATTAAACATGATTAAGTCAATCAGGAATGCTGGCGGGAACGACGAAGATGTTCGTGTGTTTAGTGAAAATGCTTTTAAAAACTTTGGAGCTAAGTCAAGCGCAGACGATCAAAGGGATGCCTACAAGGTGTACGAAGGCGCTGTAAGAATAATACTCGGACGCAACGGAGTTGGAAAAGAAGTTCAAGATCTTGTATTCGAGCGTCCACGCTTTGATATGCAAAAGCTTCGCAAGTACATGAACGACCGAATGGGCGTTGAGACGGACAATGGAATGATGAAGGTGTATGCCGCGCAGCTTCGCAAGCACTTCCCAGACACCGTGTACAACGACATGCTGGAGAAAATTGCAGAGACAGGGTACGAGGGTTTTGGCTTTACCCGACCAATGCAGCTTTCAGAATTGTTTGACAGAGTCCAAACCCTTCCGGACATCAGGGAGCTACGTAGATTAACAAGCAATCCTTTGATTGCCGAAGCCATGGCAAAGGTTGGCGTAGGGTTCAAACCAACAAAGGCCCTCACCACAAAAGTTAGAAGAATTGAAATCACAGAATACCTGGACGAAGAGCGCGCAGCGCAAATCAGCCAAGAACTAAAGGGACTGTATGGTCAGGTTAGAAGCAATGAAAACAATTTGAAAATAGGACAGCTGAAAGATGAGCTCAGTTCCATCGAGACAAAGGTAGAAAAATTTAGGTATACCGGAGAAGCAAACATGGGTATTGCATTCCTCGATACATTGCAAAACTCAATCTGGAAGCCACTACAGCTAGCAACAATTGGATACGTGGTTCGCAACTCTATTGACGCACAGGTACGTATGGCATTTGGTGGTGCTTCTGGTTTCCTTAACCACCCAGGTGAGTACATAACTCTTCTTATCGGTGAGACCAAGTCTGCAAACAGACTTTTGAAGCTGTCTAAAAAAGCTGGACTAAACACAATGGAGAAATCCATACTCGGTGAAGCATTGACTGCTAGTTCAAAAAACGTTATTGGTGACTTGCGTCGCGAGCATGCAGAGTTGCTTGGACTTGACCTGCGCAAGCAGGGTCTTGGTGCGTCATCGATTGGAACCCATCTACACAGAACAAACAACTGGGTTAAAGTCTCTAATTTTGACGGGGAAAACTACGTAAGAGGGGTGTTGACCCAGGTAAGGCTTGCTCACCAGGACGAACTAAGAAAGACCGTTGCTCGTGGTCGGATGCTTGGTTTGGGTGATGAGGAGATAATGCAAGAACTTTTGACCATGTCCAAGTCTGGTGAAATCTTCCGAGACATTGACGGAATATACAGGCATGGAGTTTCTTTTATGGACATAAATAAACAGGAAGTTTTTGGTCCACCAATTACATTGCGCTCATTGGATAAAGCCGAGCTTGAGGACTGGCTGAGGAATGTTCACCTTAAGCCGGTAGTTGTTGATGACGTTGACAACCTTGCTGGTGGATTGCAAGAAATGAACTTCATGATTGCATTCGACAGAGTTCCCGAGTTTGAAAAAGCATTTACCGCAAACATTGACGATCTGGTTGCAAAGTTTCCTAACGAAGATCTAAAAGCTGGTTCTTTTATTAAACGCAGCGATGGTTCAGAGGGTGTAATAACAAGGCTTGATGATGCCGGAGAAGCAACCGTTGTTCCTGTTCTTGCTGGCTCTGCCACACAGGGTTTTAATGGCCACAAGATGGCTCAAAGGTTCGTTCGCAACGCCCCCACAACTACCGGTGTAGCTGGAGACGTGGGTCTTCCGCAGCGAGTAAACATGGAAATTATTAATACGTCAAGAAAAGATAGAGACGTATGGCTTGGTGACATCCAGGACAAGATGGACGGAGTAACTAACTTGTTGTTCAATGAACTGTACGGAAAGAAGTGGGTTAAGACAACCGAGCGCAGCCCTGTATTCCGAAAGTTCTACTACGAGAGCGTGCTTGAGCAGGTTGAAAAACTAAGCAAGACAGAAGCCGAGTCATTGATTGCCAAGCTAAAGTCAAGCGCGCAGAAGGCTGGATTTGGTGACGACATTGGCAAGTACATTGGCAACTCTGAAGCAGCAGAAAGACTGATGAGGGTAAAGGGAACGGGCACCGTTACGGCAGCACAGCTTGACGACTATGCGCGAATTTACGCTATCGAAAAGACGAAGGGTTTGTTGTATGACGCTAGCGAAAAGAACAACCTAGAAGACATCCTCCGCATTTTGACACCATTCGTTTCTGCATGGAGAGAAATCATTGGAACCTATATTGGCCTGATGATCGAGGACCCCAGCGTAGCTACTCGTTTCGGTCGTTTTGCTGGACAGCTAATGAACAGCGATCCAGACAGGGACGGTCGTGGTTTCTTTTACAGAGACCCACAGACAGATCAGACATACTTTAAGTTCCCAGCAATTCCTGGAATGCCGTCATGGGCATTGTCCAAGATCGCCGGAGTAGATGCATTCTTTGAGGCACCGGTTTCCCAGCTGAGCCAAGGTCTTTCCTGGGTTCCTGGTCTTGGTCCTATCGGGCAGATACCAGCATCATTCTTGTTAAGGAACAAGCCTGACACGGACAAGGTTGTTCAGGTGCTAATGCCTTATGGGAAGGTAACGAAGTCGGACACATTCTCTTCATTAAACCCACTTCCTGGAACAGCAATGAAACTGTACGACACGGTTGCAAGCTTTGCCACCAACACAGAAGACCAAATGGGAACTACGTTTTCCAATACATACATCGAAGTGTTGCGAGCGCTCTACTCAACTGGAGAGTACGACATCAACACAGAAGATGGTTTGAGAAAGCTTAAGAGCGACACCAAGTCAAAGGCTCAGGCGATCTCCATCTTGCGAACAGCCCAGCAGTTCCTTGGACCAACCTCACCACAGGTTGGCATAAAGGTTAAGGTTAAGGCCCAAGGCATTGATGTCTACGTAGATCAAATGACCAAAGTGTTCAGCAAGATGCAAGAAGAGAACTATGACACGGCAGTCCAGAGATTCTTGAGCGTCTTTGGTGACGAGATGGCCTTGTACGTTGGTTCAAAAACACGGTCACAGGTTCCCGGCCTTGAGGCATCTAGGGAATTCGGTGAGTGGGAGTTTGAAAACGAAAGCTTGCTTCAAGGTGAATTCAAGGATGTAGCCGCATACTTTGCCCCTAGTGGATCTGAGTTGAACTTCGACGTATGGAAACGTCAGCTTGGTCAGGGCAAAAGAGTCAAGCTCACCGACGATGAACTGATCGAAAGCGCGCAAAATCGTATTGGGTCATCCAAGTATCGAGCTGCTAGAAAGATGTTTGGGGCGTTTCCGAATGATGCCCAAAGGGAAAAGCTCGATGCATACCGTGCCTCTCTTAACCAGCAGTACCCAGGGTTCCCCAGGTTTGCACAGTTCGAAGTGGGTAAGTTCCCTAACCAACTCGACAAACTAGGAAAGCTTGTTGATGACCCACGCGTTCAGGACAACCCATTGACCCCCGTGCTTAGGGAATACCTGAAGACACGAGAAATATATTTTGCCCAAGCCGGAGGAAAGTCTTTTGATTCCAAGAAAGCAACTCCTTCAAGGGTGTACATGTATAACTACGGAAACAGTCTTGCCCAGCAAAACCCAGTATTTGATAGAATCTGGCAACGATTGCTTATCCAAGAGGTTGAGGACTAATGGCGAGGTACACAAACAAAGATGCTAATACTGAGGACACGGGTAAATCATCTGCAGAAATGCTGGCCGAACAAGGTCTAGTAGAACCAGATCAACCGGGCATTGGTGTAAACAGCATACTTGGAAAAACCACGGCAGTAAGTGGAACCAACATTGTTCCCCCTAGATACATAGTCCCGAATGAACAGGACTTTAAAAATGTTCAGCTTGACTTTGCAATAGATCCGTCACTTACTGGGAAGATGACTATTAGACGTTCTAGTGGATCCCCAAGAGTTCCAGCGTATGTTTACACCGGACCGCAGCTTATAGATGAGAATGGTCGTCTGTCTGGTAAAACCTACAGCGCTGACGGCTCAGACATTGCAGTAGAGTTCTTTACCACCAAGACCGCGGCAGAGCGCCAGACAATGATATCAACGGCTGAAAAGCTTGGGTTCTTCTATGGTCAAAAACCAAGCGGAGCCATGACATCCGGAACAGGAATGGACAGCGGCGACAGGCGGGCTGTTCAGGATCTACTGGACTACTCGGTGCGTCAGGGGTACACGTGGCAAGCTGTTGCCGGAATGCTTCAGTCTGGGAAGATTGCTCCAGCGGTAGCAGGTGGCGGCGGCAGTAGATACAGCGTTGTGTCGACAGAGGATGCAATGGATGCTGTGACCGAGGAGTTCTTCAGGGTGCTCAAGCGTCCCCCAACCCCGGCAGAAGCACGTCAAGCTGCCATAAATATTCAACAGGCTGAGCGCTCGGCTGCAACAGGTGGATCAGTAGACCCGGTATCCCTTGGGGTTGCTGCTAGATCACAGGCAAAGAAGGCGTCTCCTGGTGAGTTTGCTGCCAACGCCGCTGGAAGTGCTATGACAAGAATCTTCGCACTACTTGGTGGCCAATAATGGCAACTAAAAAAGCAGCTAAAAAACCAGTCTCTGACTGGAAGGCAACGTTCATTGCCAAGTACCCACAGTTCGCAAAGATACTTGATGGCGGTGCTGGAGAAGTAGAAGCCCGCAGCGTTTTTGGCGATGACATCATTGACTTGATTTTGGATGTTGCCAACAACCCAAGTCAATATGACTTTACTACCCAAGCCGGTATTGAAGCATTTGATTCAAAGGTTTATGCAACCAAGTACTACAACGAAACATCCAACGCAGCAAAGGTATTTGATGCACTCACCGACGGTGAGAGGATGGAGAGGGTACAAAACAATCGGATCAAGATTGCATCGGAGTATGGTGATCTTGGCCTAACCAAAGAAGAGCTTGACAGCATAGCTTCAACGGTTAGCCGTCGTGGTCTTGCTGGTATAGCTGCATCGCAGTACATCAACACGGTTGTTGGTTCTCGCGGGCGCGGCAAAGAGGACCTACTGCAAAGCGCCGACTCTGCAGCGTTAAAGAAAATTGCAGATGCCTATGGGTACAAGCCACCAGATCTTGATGACCAGATCCTTGCTGCCATCCAGGGTAAGGAATACAACGGAGAGATTCTGACTGCTGATGCATTCAAAAAGAAAGGTATTGCGCTGGCAAAAGCCGCGCACTTCCAGCTATCCCCACAGCTTGATGCCGGATTAACCCTTCAGGAAATCTTTTCCCCATATCGAGACCTTGCTTCACGCGTGCTTGAGGTGGCTCCAGATTCAATTGATTTCAATGATCCAAAGTTTAGTGTTGCATTTGGAACCAAGGACAAGCCATCGATGAGCCTAAGTGAGTGGATGGAGACTTTGAAGTTTGATCCAAAGTATGGTTATGACAAGACATCGCAAGCAAAAAGTGATGCCAGGGCTATGGTTATGTCAATGGCCAAAGCGTTTGGAAAGGTCGAGTAATGGCAACACCTGAAGAAATCAGTAATCTTTATTCACAGGTTGGCGCTCGTATTACGGGTGCTGGCCAAACATACATTGATGGTGTCTACTCTGGTTTCCAGGCAGGAACCATTACAGCGCAGCAAGCAGCTGATGCCCTCAACAATGTCATGCGTCAAGCCAACTCAGGTTACACGGGTGTAGAGGGATCCTCGATGGATCTGGACACATCTGGCGTTCCTGACGCTGGGTCGGCACGGGACATTCTTCGTAGCGGTTTGGCGTCTTACGGTCTTGACGGTTTGTATGACGCAATCTGGACCAAGTACACCCGTGGTGAAGTTGACCCAAGCAACTCGGATGCTTTTATTTACTCGCTAAAAGAAGAGCCTGCATACAAGCAGCGCTTTTCAGCAAACGAAATCCGCAAGGCCAAGGGGTTGCCAGAACTACTGCCATCCACTTACCTGTCCATGGAGCAAGAATACAAAAACGTAATGTCGTTCAACGGATTGCCTCAAGGGTTCTACTCGGACAGCGACCAACTAAACAAGTTGATTGGTGGAGACGTATCGGTAAACGAGTTGAATAACAGGCTTCGAGATGCTTACCGTGTTGTCAAGGATGCCCCAGTTGACGTAACGGAAAAGCTCAGGACGATGTACGGATTGAGTGACGGTGACATCTTGGCCTACTTTATTGACCCAGAAAGAGCTCGCCCGATGATGAACTCTGGTGAGTATAAGATCCAAGCTCAAGCAGCCCTAACCGCAGCACAAGCCCAACGACAGGCTGGACTAAATGTTGGACGTGAGTTTTCAGAAAACGTAGCCAGGCGCGGAATAACCCAGGCCCAACAGACCACAGCATTTGAAGGTGTAGCCAACATGCGAGAGCTTCGTCGTGCAGCATCAACCGAGGCTGGACTAACCGAAGAGCAGATAGCTGGAGCCGCACTCAACACGGATGCAGAAGCAAAGCGCAAGCTTGATGAACTCAAGAGAAAGAAAGTTGCCGGACTTGCTGGCGGTGGTGGATTCACTCAGCGTGAAGTCGGCGGAGGAATTCAATCTGGTTTAGGAAGCGTGTGATATAGTTTTAACAGTTCCAAGAGGAACTAACCATTGGAAAATCCCCCGGTTTCAATGTGCACTTAGGGGTGTATTAAGTTATGCAGCCGTTTGGTTCCTCCAACCAAGCGTGGGCAGAAGGAGTGGGTCATGTCAGAACAAGGCTTCTATGAAGAAGAGGATGTTCAAGACCAAGTGCAGCAACCTCGCGATCCAGTCAGGTCACACCTGAAGAAACTGGAACAAGAGAACAAAGAACTTCGACAGCTAAAAGCAGATGCTGAAGCAGCCAAGAAGAAGTTAGCTTTCGTGGAAGCAGGTGTAGACCTGTCAAGCCCGGTAGCTGAATACTTCATCAAAGGCTACGACGGTGAAATCTCTGCTGATGCCATCAAGTCTGCAGCTTCAAAACTTAATCTCACACCGCAAAGTGCACCACAGCCAGATCCGGTACATGCAGAAGAACAGCAAGCATGGAACCGAATTGGAAATACCGCAAGAGTGGGTGAGGTGGGAGAGCCGCAGGTTGACTTTGCCGCACGAATCATGAACGCCAAATCCGAACGAGAAGTGATGGAACTGCTGTCCCAAGCAAGAGTAAACCAAACCAACATCATCTAACTCAATTAAGGAACTAAAAAAAAATGGCAGGCGAAACAACAACCGCGTCATTGTCCGTAGACCAAATTGCGTTTGATCGCCTTGCATACTTTGCATTGCGTTCAGAGCTTTTGTTCGATCAGGCAGCTGACGTACAACCAGTAGCACAGGCAATGCCTGGAAGCGCTGTAACCTTCACTATCTTCAACGACATCGCAGCAGCGACCAGCACGTTGAACGAAGTAACCGACGTAACCCCAGTTGCCCTCTCGGACAGCCAGGTAACCGTCACCCTTGCTGAATACGGCAACGCTGTAGTAACCACCGCCAAGTTGCGTGGAACTGCATTCTTGGACGTAGACGCAGCAGCAGCAAACGTAATCGGCTACAACGCTGGTGACTCATTGGACAAAATTGTTTCTTCAGTTTTGCAAGCAGGTAGCAACGTGGCTTACGCAACCGGTGGTGCTTCGGCTCCTTCGGCACGCGTCGACATGGCTGTTGACGACCTGTTGGTTGCCAATGACGTGCGCAAGCAGGTAGCTGCATTGCGTAAGGCCAACGTGCCGACCTTCAATGGTTCGTACATCGGCTTTATCCACCCAGACGTGTCGTATGACTTCCGCTCTGCAGTAGACGTGGCCTCGTGGCGTACACCAGCTAACTACGTAAACCCAGAAGGAATCTACAACGGAGAAATCGGTCTCTTTGAATCAGTACGATTCATCGAAACCCCACGCGCACCAATCTTTGAAAATGCTTTCAACGGTGCAGGCGCAGCTGGAACAGGTGACTCCTATGCAACCCTTATCATGGGCCGTCAGGCTCTTGCCAAGGCATTCAGCACACAGGATGGAAACGGCGCAATGCCAAAGGTTGTTCGCGGAAACGTGACCGACGTGCTCATGCGTCTCCAGCCTATGGGTTGGTACTGGCTCGGTGGCTACGGCCGCTTCCGCGAGGCTTCATTGCGTCGCATTGAGTCAGCATCATCTATTGGTGCAAACGCAAGCTAAGCAGCTAACTACATAGCTGTAAGCAGCAAGCCCCTCCGCCTAGTACGCGGGGGGGCTTTGCTATACTAATTACGAACGAGGAGTCATAATGTCAATTTCTAACTACGCAGAACTTAAGTTGCTCGAACATGTAACGGGCTACGGTTCATTCACAATGCCATCGAATGTGTACTTGAAGTTGCACACCGGTGACCCAGGTGAAGACTGCACGGACAACCCAGCAACCGAAACTACACGCAAGATCACGGCTTGGGCTGCAGCAGCCTCTGGTGCAATTGCAACTAGTGCAACTGTTGAATGGACAAACGTTTCAACAACTGAAACCTACACGCATTGGTCAATGTGGGATGCATCGACATCAGGTAACCCATTGTGGTCTGGTGCTCTTTCTGCTTCAGCCGCTGTAACTTCTGGCGACACTTTTCAGATCACATCACTTACGCTGTCTCTCGACTAGTAGGTAGGGGAATCCCCTATGGCTGCTTTTCAGAGCACGCTCACAGATTTTTCATCTGCATATAGACCAGCAACTGGTCTTTACTTTGGCGCACCAATTTGGCAGCTAACTGCTACCGGATCAGGTT